TGAGAATGGTATAGAGGTTTCTCTATCTCATCTTAGAGGTTCTAATAGTATCGGACAACTTAGTGATTGTGTTATTGCACTAGAAAGAAATCAACAATCAGATGACCCTGAAGAAGCTAGGACTACTAGACTAAGAGTTCTTAAGTCTAGGTATACTGGTGATGTAGGCATGGCTGCTAGAGTTGTTTATAATTCTGAAACAGGTAGACTATCTGAATTAACAGATGAAGATATTACCTTTGATGATAGTTTAGATGAGGCATTTTAATTATGGATTTAGTATTTGACATAGAAACCGATGACCTTAAAGCAACTTTAATACATTGTCTTGTAGCCCAAGATGCAAACTCTGGAGAGATATTTAAGTTTCCTCCAAGCAACTTGCAAGAAGGCTATGAGCTTTTGCTTAAAGCAGATAGATTAATAGGTCATAACATTATAGGATTTGATATTCCTTTAGTAGAAAAGTTTGGTAATATAAACTTAAGTAATAAAGAAGTTATAGATACACTTGTTCTATCTAGATTATTTAATCCTACCAGAGAAGGCGGACACAGTCTTGAGAAGTGGGGATATAAACTTGGTCTATCTAAGATTGAGTTTGAAGATTATCTTAACTACTCTTCAGAAATGTTAGACTATTGTGTTCGTGATGTTCAGTTAAATACTTTAGTATATAAAGAACTTCGTAATGAGTCTAAAGGTTTTAGTAAACAATCAATTGAACTTGAACAAGATGTTGCTAGAGTTATGAAGAAACAAGAAGAGAACGGATTTAAATTTGATATGGAATCTGCTTTACTTCTTCTTGCAAATCTTAGAGAAACATCTCAACAGATTGAAGATGAAGTTCATAATACATTCAAACCTAAATGGGTAGATGATAAGCTAGTAACTCCTTACATTAAAAAAGATGGAGACTTATCTAAACGTGGTCTTACTGATGATGAGTATGATAGATGTATTACTACTCAAGACATGTCTCCCTTTATGAGGAAACAATTAGTAGACTTTAATCTAGGTAGTCGTAAACAGATTGGGGAATACCTCATGGACTTTGGTTGGAAACCTGATAGGTTTACTCCAACAGGTCAACCTATTGTAGATGAAAAAACTTTATCAGAAGTGACTCATATTCGTGAAGCTAAACTTATAGCAGACTTCTTATTGCTTCAAAAACGTATAGCTCAAGTTGACTCTTGGGTTGAAGCTGTACAAGATGATGGTCGTGTTCATGGTTTTGTTATACCTAATGGTGCTATTACCGGTAGAATGACACACAGAAGTCCAAATATGGCACAAGTACCTTCAGTTCATAGCCCTTATGGTTCAGAGTGCAGAGCATGTTGGATTGTAGATGATGGTAATGTATTACTTGGAGTTGATGCTAGTGGTTTAGAACTAAGAATGTTAGCACACTATATGAATGATGAAACTTATATCAAGGAGATTTTAGATGGAGACATACATACAGCTAATCAAAGAGCTGCAAAACTTAAATCAAGAAATCAGGCGAAGACATTCATCTATGCCCTCATGTACGGAGCAGGAGATGAAAAGCTTGGAAAAGTGGTTCAAGGAAATACAGCAGATGGTAAACGAGCTAGAGAATATTTCTTCGATAATAACCCTGCATTTAAATCTCTTAGAGACAGGGTACAAAGAGCAGCTTCAAAAAAATATCTTAAAGGTATAGATGGTAGAAAGCTTTACATACGTAATGCTCATTCTGCTCTTAACACTTTGCTTCAAGGAGCAGGTGCTATAGTTATGAAGAAAGCATTATCTATTTTAGATGATGTCTTAAGATTAAATGCAGTACCTTATAAGTTTGTTGCTAATATTCATGATGAGTGGCAGATAGAAGTACCTAAAGAACAAGCTGATTTTATAGGTCAGTTTGCTGTTGATAGTATTACAAAAGCCGGAGAACATTTCAATCTTAGATGTCCTCTTGATGGTGAATATAAGATAGGAGGTAACTGGAGTGAAACACACTAACATACATTCTTTAGATAATCGTAAAGGAGATTTAGCTGAGTTCTATGCAGTAACTTGGTTGTGGGATAAAGGATATGAAGTATTTAAAAACTGTGGTTGTTCAGGACCAATAGATTTAATTGCTACTAAAGACGGAAAGATGACTTACATTGATGTTAAAACAAAATCAGGTAGGTCAGGTAGGTCTAGAACAGATAAACAAGTAGATTTAAATGTTCGGATATTAAATTTTAATCCCACTACTAGAAAACTTAACTTTGTAAATCATAAAAAAAATGACTAAGAATAAAAAAACACTTGACACTTTAGTAGAAGACATATATAATAAATTGTCGGCTCTAGGAAAAGGAGAGCATCTTGATATAGATGAAGATTCTATTGAGCAGTTTGGAGAATCCATGAAAGAGATTCTTTACAACTGGTCTCATCCTTCTCCTAGAGGTAAACCTGCTTTACGTATGTCTAACATAGGCAAACAGCCTAGACAATTGTGGTATGAAATGAACTCTGAATCTGATACAACAGAGGTTATCTCTCCGCCTACATTTATTAAGTTCTTATATGGACACTTACTTGAAGAGATAGTTTTATTTCTTGTTAAGTTATCTGGACATGAAGTTACTAACGAACAAAAAGAAATAAAAGTTTCTGGTATCAAAGGACACATGGATTGTGTTATTGATGGAGAAGTTGTTGATGTTAAGACTGCTTCTGGTTTTGCTTTTAAGAAATTTAAAGATGGAACCCTAGCAGAACAAGATGCTTTTGGATACATGGCTCAACTTGCAGGATATGAAGAAGCAGAAGGAACAAACAAAGGTGGTTTCCTTGCTCTTAATAAAGAGTCTGGAGAGTTAGCTATGTTCAGACCTGATGACTTTGATAAACCTAATATCAAAAAGAAAATAACTGATATTAAAAAAGCTGTTAAGTTAAAGACTCCACCTTCTAAATGTTATAGTCCTATACCTGATGGTAAGTCTGGAAACATGCAACTACCTAAAGGTTGTGTCTATTGTAGATATAAGTTTGAATGTCATAAAGATGCTAACGAGGGTAAAGGTTTAAGAGTATTTAAATATTCTAATGGTAATAGATACTTAACTCAAGTACCTAAAGTTCCTAATGTTATAGAGGTAACACAAATATGAGTGGTAAAAAATCAAAACTACTAAGACGTAAAGCTGAAGGATTACTAATAAGTTGGATAAGAACAATGGTTCCAGAAGGAGAAGATACTAAAAAGATTAATAAGAAAAACTTACATGAGTTTCTTCCAGAGCAAACACATATCTTTGCTAATAATAAATTTATGTTAAGTGCTTATAGTCTTAGATGGTTTTATAAGAAAGTAAAACAAAATCCTAACTTTCATTTAAAAGAGTTAGATGCCTAAAAGAGTACCAAGAAAACCAAGACCAAAGAAGGTTGGTGTACCTAAAGGGTATGACAGTTTATGGGAAGCAACGCTACATGAGACTGTGCTACAAGAATGGAAACATCATTGGGATAATATTAATTATGTTGTTAAGCATAAATACGAACCTGATTTTGTAAAGGTTATAGATGGTAAAACAATTTTACTAGAAGCTAAAGGTAGGTTCTGGGACTATGCAGAGTATAGTAAGTACATACATATACGAGAAGCTATACCTAATAACTATGAGTTAGTATTTTTATTTCAGAAACCTTTCTCTCCAATGCCGGGTGCAAAGGTAAGGAAAGATAAAACAAAAAGAACTCATGCTGAATGGGCAGAGACAAATAATTTTAAATGGTATAGTGAAGAGACATTACCAAAGGAATGGAAAAGTGAATTATAAATTTAACGAAGATAAAATATTAAATGAACTAAAAGCTTACGTAGGTAATACGTATGACCAACACTATGCTAATGGTAAGTATCAAGCAACAGATATGATAATTGATTCTGGATATGGAGAAGGATTCTGTCTTGGAAACATTATGAAGTATGCTATGAGGTTTGGAAAGAAAGATGGAAAGAATAATTTAGACTTGTATAAAATTATACACTATGCTATAATAGCAATTTATGTTAACAACAAGGAACAAGATAATGGTTGAAGATAAAATAGGAACTAAGCCTTACTTAGGAATTGAAATAAACTATGATAAAGAAAAAACATTTGATAAATTTAGTTTAGATACACTCAAAGACAGATATCTTTGGGAAGGAGAAACACATGCACAAGAAGCATTCGCAAGAGCCTCAGTCTTCGGAGCAACCTACAAAGGTGAGACAGATTTTGAATTGGCTCAAAGACTTTATAACTACTCTTCCTCTCGTTGGTTCATGTTTAGCACTCCTATTCTTAGTAACGGGGGTACAACTCGTGGGCTTCCTATCAGTTGTTTCCTCAATTATGTTCCTGACAGCAGGGGTGGTTTATCTGCTCACTATGATGAGAACATATGGTTGGCAAGTTCAGGTGGAGGCATTGGTGGATATTGGGGCGATATTAGGAGCAATGGTATTTCAACTACTCATGGCAGTCGTTCTACTGGTTCTATTCCTTTCATCCACGTAGTAGATTCACAGATGTTAGCCTTTAATCAAGGCACAACAAGACGTGGTTCTTATGCTGCTTATATGGATATAAGTCACCCAGAGATTGAAGAGTTTATAAACATGAGAAAAGAATCTGGTGGAGATATAAACAGAAAGAATCTTAATCTTCATAATGGTATAAACATTACTAATGCTTTTCTTAAAGCTGTAGAAACTGATGATGATTGGAGACTGATTGACCCTAAGACTAACGAAGCTGTTAAGATAATAAATGCTAGAGACTTATGGTGGCAAATCATTCATGCTAGAGCAGAGACAGGTGAGCCTTACATGATAAACATTGATACATGTAATGATGCACTACCTCAAAAACAAAAAGACTTAGGACTTAAGATACGTCAAAGTAATTTATGCTCTGAGATTACATTACCTACAGACGAAGAAAGAACAGCAGTATGTTGTTTATCTTCTGTCAACTTAGAACACTTTGATAAGTGGTCAAAGGATGATAACTTTATACAAGATTTAATAACCATGCTTGACAATATACTACAACATTATATTGACAATGCAATAGATACAACACAGTTAGGAGAGTATAGTGCAAATTTTAAAAGATTTCAAAAGTATGTTAGAGAAGGTAAAGAAGGATATACTAAGTCTGCGTATTCGGCGTATAGAGAGAGAAGCTTGGGGTTGGGTGCAATGGGTTTCCATGCATATCTCCAATCTAGGGGTATACCTTTTGAAGGTATCTTCGCAACTGGCTTCAACTATAAAGCATTTCTTTATATCAAATCCAAAGCCAATGATGCTACTAAAGAGTTGGCTATTCAAAGGGGTGAAGCTCCTGATATCCATGGGTCGGGGAAGCGTAACGCTAACCTTATGGCTATTGCTCCTAATGCTAGTAGTGGGATTATATGTAGTGGTACTTCCCCTAGTATTGAGCCTTATAGGGCTAATTGCTATACTCACAAAACCTTATCCGGCTCTTACCAAGTTAAGAACAAGTACCTTGAAAAGATTCTTAAATCTAAAGGTTTAAAAGGAAAAGAACTAGAAAATACTTGGAAAGATATATCAGCTAACGAAGGTTCAGTACAACACTTAGATGTTCTTACTGATGATGAAAAAGAAATATTTAAAACAGCAAATGAAATAAACCAAATATGGATTATAGAACATGCTGCTAAACGACAGGAGTTTGTGTGTCAAGCACAGTCCGTCAACCTATTCTTTACTTTACCTAAAAGTACAGAACCACAAGAAGTGCATGATGAATACATGCAATATGTGAATGATGTACACTGGTATGGTATGAATAAATTAAAATCGTTGTATTACTTTAGAACTAATGCAGCAAGAAACGTAGAGAATGTAAACACAAAAGTTCCAAGGATTCGTTTAGATGATGTGGAATGTATAGCCTGTGAAGGGTAAGGAAAAGTTATGAGCTTAACAACAACTAGAGATTATTATAAACCGTTTGAATACCCATGGATGTATGAGTATTACAAACTACAAAACCAAATGCATTGGATGCCCGAATCAGTTCCACTACATACAGATGTAAAAGATTGGCAGGATGTCACACCTGAAGAAAAACATTTATTGACGCAGATATTTAGATTATTTACTCAATCAGATGTAGATGTTGGTGCAGGATATGTTGACAAGTATATGCCTATCTTTAAAAAGCCTGAAGCAAGAATGATGATGTCATCTTTTGCTAACATGGAATCAATACATCAAGATGCGTATAGCTTACTGTTAGATACAGTTGGTATGCCTGAGATAGAGTATAAAGCTTTTTCTGAGTACGAAGAGATGGCAGACAAGCATGATTATGTTGGTAACTTTAAACCTCTTAAATCTGATAAGAAAACTATTGCAAAAACTTTAGCAGTTTATTCAGCTTTTACAGAAGGACTACAGTTGTTTAGTAGCTTTGCAATCTTATTAAACTTTCCAAGGTTCGGTAAAATGAAAGGTATGGGACAGATAGTTACTTACTCTATACGTGATGAGTCTATGCACGTTGAAGCAATGACAAAGTTATTCAGAGAATTTATCCAAGAGAACATAGAGATATGGACAGATGAATTTAAAGCAGAGCTTTATCAAATTTGTAGAGACATGGTAGAACTAGAAGATAAGTTCTTAGACTTAGTGTTTGAGATGGGAGACTTACAAGGACTAACCAAAAAAGATATGTATGCTTACAATAGATACATAGCAGATAGAAGATTATTACAGCTAGGACTTAAAACTAATTATGACCAAAAAGAAAATCCACTTGGATGGATTGATGAAGTCATGGGTGTGGAACATCAGAACTTTTTTGAAGGTAGGGCTACTACTTATATGAAAGCAGGATTAAGAGGTAGTCAAAACAATATAACATTTACAAACTTAGAGGAATCAAATGATTAATAAATCCGAAGCAAACTTAGTCAGCTTTAAAATACTTTTAACAAGAGATAATAAAATAGTAACAGAGTTTAGTTTGTTGCCAGAAAATATGGTTGATGAAGTTTTTCCTCTTGATGATAGAGCTTTAATGAAAACAATTATTAGAAATGGTAAAGCTAAGTTAGAAAACTTACACGATTATTTTCAAAGAGAACTTAATGCTCTGCAATAGTATAAATAATAATCTCATCTTTCTTACCCTTTACTTTTATAGGGTCTAGATATCTAGTGGGTATATCAGAGTTCATAGCTGTGGTGTACCCAATTACTATATCCTCTCCTACTTCTTTAGTAGAACTCTCTAACCTTGCAGCTAAATTAACTGCATCACCAATAGCAGAGTAATCAAACCTTGTATCACTTCCCATATTACCGACTACTGCCTCTCCTGTATTTATTCCTATACCTAT